TGAACGACCTCACGCAGAAGCTGTGCCTCGACTTTGAGCTGTTCAACGGCATGGCCATTGCTGTCACCTGGTCACGATCCGGGCAGATTGCCAGGATGGAGCATGTAGCCTTTGAGCGTGTGCGCGTCGATAAGAAGGAGAAGATGTTCCAAATTGCCAACTGGTACAACGAAGAGATGATCCGCCAGTTCCCTAAGGTCGAGGACATCGAGCGCATTCCTGCCTTCGATCCTGAGAACCGCATCGGCAAGCAGCTGTTCTACTACCGATGCTATTCAGCCGGTGTCAAGTACTACCCACTGCCGGAGTACCTTGGAGGCTTGGCGTGGATTGAGGCCGATGTTGAGATCGCCAACTTCCACAACAACAACCTGCGCAACAATTTCTGGGGAGGCTACCTGATTAACTTCAACAACGGCATCCCCACGCCCGAAGAGCAGGTCGACATTGAGCGTCAGATTAAGCGCAAGTTCAGCGGCACGGATAACGCAGGCCGCTTTGTTGTCACCTTCAACGATGATGCCACCAAGGCACCAACGATGCTGCCATTGACACCGAGCGACATGGATAAGCAGTTTGAAGTCCTGAACAAAACGGTGCAGCAGGAGATCTTTATCAGCCACCGGGTGACCAATCCTCAGCTGTTTGGCGTTCGTGTTGAAGGCCAGCTCGGAGGGCGCAAGGAACTGGTGGAAGCCTTTGAGCTATTCCGGAACACCTATGTCCAGGACCGGATCAAGAGGATTGAGAGAACCATGAACTACCTGGCATCGTTCAACGGCGTTGAAGGCTTGACGCTGATCCCGGTTGAGCCGATCACCGAGCAGCTATCGGAGCAGGCGCTGATGACAATCATGACACCTGATGAGCTGCGTGAAAAAGCGGGATTAGAGCCACTGAAAACAGCGGGTGAAGTGATAGAGCCAGGCGAGGGAGATCTCGCCATAGAAGCGACCGCAGAGCCCATAAACGAAGCGATACGCACCTTATCGGGGCGGCAGTATCAGAACTTGATGCGCATCGTCAGACACTATGGCCAGGGCAAGATTAACTTGGAGCAAGCGCGCACGATGTTGGGTGCTGGCTTCGGTTTGAGTGCTGAGCAGGTCGATGCATTCCTGGGCGTGAATGAGCAGGAGTTCAGCGCTGAGGACTATGAGGATGCGACGTGTGATTGGGGCAACGAAGAGTACGAGATCCTGCACCGCGTGGCCTCGACATTTGGCAGCCAGGAGAGCGACTACGTCATCCTGCATAGCCAGCCGCTGCACTTCACTGGTAAGCTGGAAGAGGATATAAGCAACGCCACCAAGCAGGCGTTTGCGGCATTGGATGAAGAAGAGAAAGAGCTGGATGACAAAATCATCAAGTACCGGCGCAGGAACTTAGATGCAACGGTGGAAGAGATGGCGCGGGAGTTTGGTGTCAGCCGTGAACGCATACGCAAGCGGGTGGCATACCTGATGCAGAAGAACCGCTATCCCATCCGCCGGGTGATTGACACCATCCAGAAGGAGACAGCGCCTACGGAGGTGCCGACGCTGGAGATGCGCTATCGCTACGCATGGGCACCTGGATTCAGCAACAGAGATGTCAAGACCAGCAGGGAGTTCTGCACGATCATGCTGCAGATGGCGCAGAGCGGCAAGGTCTACACCAGGGATGAGATCAACCAAATATCGCAGATCATGGGATACAGCGTGTGGGCGCGTAGGGGTGGGTGGTATCGCAGACCGGGACCGGCGGACATCCGCACACCGCAATGCCGCCATATCTGGGAGCAAGTGATAGTTATACGCAAAGGAAACAGAATAACAGAAGCGCCATGAGCAAAGCACTATTCATCAGCGAGCAGACGCTGCTCGAGAACAGCATCATTAACGAAAACGTCAGCTACACGCAGATCCGCCCGACGCTGATCAAGGTGCAGGAGATGCGCATACAGCCGATCATCGGATCACCGCTGTACAACGAGATCAAGGCGCAGATCATCGCTCAGAGTGTGAGTGCGCTGAACACCACGCTGCTGGAAGATTACATCCAGCCGGCACTCGTTCAGTGGCTGCAATTTGAGCTGCCAATGGTGTTAGCCTTTAAGTATATGAACAAAGGTATGGATCGGCGGAGTAGCACGGAGAGCACGGCGATGAATGTCGATGAGATCACCAGGCTGATGGACCGCACCAAGAGCGATGCGGAGTGGTACAGCGAGCGGGTGACACGCTACCTGGTCGAGAACCGCAATGACTACCCGCTGTTCAACAGCCCAACGGTGGCCATTGACACGATCTACCCGAATGCCACCAACTATCGCGTGGGCATGGTGCTGGATCGCGGATACCGGATGCGTGGCGTCGGCTTGGATAGGCCGTATGGCATTAACGACGAAGGCTGGTATGGATGTGATAATTGCTAATGGGAGCGCATAAAAACAACGTATTAAAACTGGCACGCTATGTCTTGGGTAAAGATCAAAAACGCCCTGATGACGCGAGCGGTAAACCATCCCCAGGTGAACAGCTTCGGGACCGGGGATCCGCTGGCAATCGGGACGGACAATGTAATAAATCTACGCACCAGCGACAGGGATAGGATCGCCTATCCCTTGGTCTTCGCTGACGTCATCTCTGCACAAGCGGGGAGGGGCGTGCTGACGCTGACAGTGCAGTGCTATTGGATGGACCGCGTTGAAGACCTGCGTGGCCTCGATGCCACCATCAGCGGCAGTGTTGTCTACCGGTGGACTGACAATGAAGACGAGGTGCTGAGCGATCAGCTGCGCACGGCTCAAGACTTCATCGCATCGTTGACGGATGATCCCGATGAGATATGGACGCTGCAGGACAGCGTGGCGTTGACCAGGTTTGTCGAAGCCAGGGATGACAAGGTAGCCGGGTGGACGGCTGCGCTAAGTTTTGACATCCCCTGGGGGCATTCAGTTTGTGAAATTCCAACGTAAGGTATATTTACAATAAACACAAAGCTATGAGTACAGTAACCCAAGATATGATGGCTGATGGCCTCAACATCCAAGTTGTGGGTGTGAGTGGATCGGGAGCTACCGCTGCTGCGTTGACAAATCAGCGCATCAAGTTCCTGGTCATCAACACGCCGAACACGACGATCAGCACGCTGACGGATCAGTTGGATCGCAACCTGTTGACAGTGCTCGGCTTCAACTCTACATTCCAATGGCAGACCGGTATGATTGTGCGTGCGCCACAGGGCTTGACGATTAAGGCGGTCACGATTGCCGCTGGCACTGCTGTTGCATATACTGACTAAGCGCTATGATCCAGGGCTACGCTATCCCCAACGCGACGATGCTGGGCAACAATGGCGCGTACAAGTCGGAGTTCTACAAGGCGCTTGAAGGCGCTAAGGCTGCTGGCGCTACCGTTGAGGATGCTCCGTGCTTGTTAGCTCGGGGTGTTAATGCCTACAACGCAGGTCTGCCATCGACGCCTTCGCTGCTGATTGTTCCGCAATTCTACAAGGCTGGCAACCTCTACCAAGACGTGCCTCCATTTGTGGCGGAGGACAGCACGATGCGGTTCGCCGTCAGCCGCAACACAACGGCGACGCGGGTGAATAGCAGCGGGTTGATTGAGAGCGTAGCTTCGGGAGTGCTTCGCTTGGATTACCCGATAGGCGGCGGTTGCCCTGCGGCGTTGATTGAGCCTGCGGCGACGAATTTGGCGTCGAGGAGTGAGGAGTTTGATAATGCATCTTGGTTTAAAGTGGGCATAAATACAACGGGAACGCCACCTTGGGTTAATGTTGAAACTGCTCCCAATGGTACAATGACCGCTGATAAAATTATTGCTACTGCGGCTTCGGGTAATCACTATATTAACAGAGCCGCATCAACTCAAACAGGGCAACATACTTTTAGTGTATTTGCGAAGGCTGCGGAATATGGTTTTATTCGGCTACAAGACATTAACGCGGGAAAATATAATGTTAGATTTGATTTAATAAATGGGACAGCAACAGGTACTGGTGCAAGCATAGAAAACTATGGTAATGGATGGTATAGGTGTATAGTTACCTATGATGGAGGAGGCGCAAATGTTGCAAATGGCTTAATGGGCATTCCAACATCAGGTACGACTTTTTCATACACTGGTGACGGCACATCGGGGATTTTCGTTTGGGGCGCACAACTTGAAACAGGCGCAATCCCGACTTCGTACATCCCCACGACAACAGGCTCTGCAACCCGCGCCGCGGAGGTTTGCACAGTGTCGGGGGTGAGTGGGTATATCGGCCAAACCGAAGGTACGATTTATGCGGAGTTTGAGATACGAAGCGATTCAACAACAAGAAGGCTTTTTGGTCTAAGTGACGGCACTCAATCAAATAGAGTTTTTTTATATTACACAAGTAACGCATTAAGAGCGCAAATTCAAAGTACAGATATTTCCTTAGGCAATCCTGCTGCTGGTTATCATAAAGTAGCCTTTGCGTATCAGCAAAGCGGTGTTAGCGGTACTTTATTCGCAAGTTTAGATGGAGGCGCAGTAGTTTCAGGGACGGCAGGAACTTTTCCTTCGGCATTAAAAGAAGTTTTTTTTGGAAAAAGAGAAGATTTTGCAGACACACAACAATGGAACGCTCGCATCCGTGCCGCCGCTATCTACACCACAAGGCTATCGAATGACCAACTCGCCAATATAACCCGACTAACGTAATGGCTACCTTCCGAAAGTACAAATGGAACACAAAAGCCGAATTCGAGGCTTTCTATCAACTATCGCAACCCGATGCCACCTGCGTGGAGTTGGGCGAAATAGACAACACCTACTGCGTTGACCTGCTGTGGGATGACCAACCCAATGCAGATTGGGAGCAGTTTGAAACGTGGCCGCCACCCGTGGGCGTACACACCTTCCTTGGCTGGGACGAAACTTACACCAATGAATACAATGAAAGAATTTCTTAACTCCATCGGCATCAACATCGGCCTAACCATCGCGGGCTTCCTCGGCTCGCTTCTGCTTCTTCCCAAGCAACGGAATTGGAAGGTGCAACTGGTCAGCG